GTTAGAACATAAAATACTCGAAGAAGATTTAGGCATAGATGTATATTTCTGTGACCCACATTCACCTTGGCAAAAAGGCACATGCGAAAATATGAATGGTTTAATTAGGCAATATTTACCTAAAGGGATTGATTTAAATCAGGCAGATCAGCATTATTTAAATCAAGTTGCCATGTCACTGAATACTCGTCCTAGAAAGGCGTTAGATTGGCTTACACCATTAGAGAAATTTGCTCAGCTTGTTGATTATCATATGGCTTTTGAAACTGTCGCACCTCATGTTTGAATTCGCCCCTTATTGATCAGCGCAAATATCAAAAAAAGGGGGAGCTTGCCTACTAGGCAAGCTTTTTAAATTGATAATTTAAACACAATAATCCATTTTAAAGCTCAATAGAAAAATCAAACTTCCCTAGCTTTTATTCGTACTAATTTATTGAATATAATCGTTTTTATAATTTTTAAAATTTCCTTAAACTAAAAATGGAAAATTTCTTGTTGCAACATTGTTATAATAGGATTACCTTAAGAAAAATACTTTATAAAAATGAGGAGCTGCTGAAATGCCACAGTATCTCATGTTTGCGGAAAATATTTATAACAAAATTAAAGATGAGGAATTGTTTTCACATGACTGTATTGAAAATATGAACTTACTTATGACATGTATACGCAGAGAAATTGAGGGAACAGAATTTAAATTAAAATATAATTTTATTGATTTTGTTGAATTGTTCAGTAGACCATTAGATGAATGTAAAGTAAAAATAGATGTGAGTTTGATTCCTCCTCATAATTCAGAAGGTGAGTATATTTTATGGTTAGCTGGATTAATCGAAAAAATTACAGAAGGTGGACCTAAACCACCTCCGCCTATAAAGAAGTTTATTCCAGAGTATATGAGCTTGAAATTTGAATTAGATTTTTTACCCTTAAATGAGGAAAAAATTCAAAACGAAGGTAAAGAAATTACGGATTACTTTAATTCAAAGCTTTATAAGGCAACTTTTAAGAAGTAATACTATATTGCCTGTGAGTTTAGCCACCGCCTTAGGGCGGTTTTTTTTGGGTGAGAATAATGGATTCTACAGAATACTTTTGGCTTACTCGGAAAAAAGAACCTAAAACTAAACCTAAAAGCCGGCCATTGCCTAAGGCGAAGCAAAAATATCTCGAGGCTGAGGCAACACTTAAGGAAGAGCTTGAGGATTTGGCGATTGGATTTGAAAGTAAGTTTCAGCCGATCCATACCAAACACTGGCGCTTTGATTTTCATATAGTGAAATTGCGTTTGCTCATTGAAATTGAGGGTGGTCCCTGGTCTGGTGGGCGTGGTGGAAAGCTGTCAAATAAAGCATGGAGTCTTGATCGATATGATCATGCTGAAGAGATGGGTTACAAAATAGAGCGCTTTCATCCAGATTCTATTTTGTCGGGATATGTCATCAACTGGATAAAAAGTGAATTAGCGAGAATTGAAGATGGAGCAAATAAGACCATTTCCACCGACTGATTTTATTGATCAAGCTGAAGAAGAGGAAGCAATTCGTTTAATACCTGCATCAGATTTAAAAAAATGGGTTATTGCAAATTACTTAACGATTGGCGGACCTCTTCACAACCCGGATCATGACCATATTGCAGAGCTACTTCACGACAATGAAGAATTTTTAGCATTTGCATGGGCTTCTTCTGCATATAAAAGCAAGCAAGCTATGGTATTAGGCCAGTGCGAGAAAGTAATGTTTAACGTCGGTGGTTGGCGTAAAGCAAGACAAGAGCAACAGATGCGCGACTGGTTTGGTTTTGTACCAACATATTTAATAACGGTCGATGCATCTTTCTGTGAGCGTGCAAACGATACAGAGTTCTGTTACTTGCTTGAACATGAGCTTTACCACATTGGAGTGATGAGAGACGAGGACGGCGAAATCATTTATAGCGATAGTACAGGGCTGCCTAAGCATTACTTAGCTGGTCATGATGTAGAAGAATTTGTTGGCGTGGTTAAACGGTGGGGGCCAAGTAAGAATGTTAAGCGACTTATTGAAGTCGCAAAAAATCCTCCGTTTGTTTCGAATCTTGATATTTCAAAATGCTGCGGAAACTGCGTAATCAACTGAGCCGAATGGCTCTTTTTTTTGCCTTCTTTGCTAGACGTAGCTAGACAAAGGTGGGGGTATGGCTGCACTTAAAGAACAGGTAAAAATATTTATTGTTCAAGCGCTTGCCTGCATGGATACCCCTCAACAGGTAGCTAATGCTGTCAAGCAAGAATTTAACATTGAGATTGATCGAAAACAGGTACAACTTTATGACCCGACAAAAGCGGCAGGAAAGAATTTAAGTAAGAAATATAAAGACCTTTTTCATAAAACCCGAGAGGACTTTAAAAAGAATGTTTATGACATCCCTTTAGCTAATAAAGCCTATCGGCTTAAAGAACTTCAGAAGATTTATGAAGACTGGAAGAACAACAGGCTTATGAAGCAAGGGGTTATTAAACAGGTTCGGGAAGAAATGCAGGGTTATGACCTGATGTTATTAAATCTTGAGTTAAAGCAACTTGAGATTGAAAAGTTAAGAGAGGGTGAAGGTGATGAAGATCCAACACCAGTCAAGGTAACTATTCAAGTTGTGGATGCGAGTAAAAAAGATGCCGAACATCAATCCGACACTGAATGTACCTCAGGCTAATTTTTTGCAGATGGAAAAGAAGTTCCGCGCATTTGTCGCTGGCTTTGGATCGGGAAAGACTTGGGTTGGATGCTCCAGTTTATGCAACAAAGCTTGGGAATTCCCTAAAGTACCTTTGGGTTATTTTGCTCCAACTTACCCGCAGATTCGCGACATTTTCTTTCCAACTATTGAAGAGGTTGCTTTCGATTGGGGGCTTAAAACTAAGGTTTATGAAACCAATAAAGAGGTGGATATCTATTATGGTCGGCAATATCGAACGACAATCATTTGCCGGTCTATGGAGAAACCAGCAACAATTGTAGGTTTTAAAATTGGCCACGCCTTGATTGATGAACTTGATGTTATGGCCAAGGTCAAAGCTCAACAGGCTTGGCGTAAGATCATCGCGCGTATGCGTTATAAGCAAGCTGGTTTGCTCAACGGTATTGATGTGGCCACTACACCTGAAGGTTTTAAGTTTACATACGAGCAATTTGTTAAAGAGGCAAATAAATCAGAGGCTAAGCGTAAGCTGTATGGAATGATTCAAGCTTCAACTTATGACAATGAGGCTAATCTTCCAGATGACTATATATCATCACTTTATGAGTCTTATCCGCCGCAGTTAATTTCAGCTTATCTAAGAGGGCAGTTTGTCAATTTAACCAGTGGTGCTGTTTACCCCGACTTTGATCGAGTTCTAAACCACACGGATGAAGAAATTAAGAAAGGTGAGCCTTTACTCATTGGTATGGATTTTAACGTGCTTAAAATGGCTGCTGTGGTTTATGTCATTCGAGAAGGGAAGCCAAGAGCTTTAGATGAACTGGTTGGCGTTAGAGATACTCCGACGATGTGTCAATTGATTAATGAGCGCTTTCCAGATCACGATATTACCGTGATTCCAGATGCTTCAGGTCAGGCAACATCTTCAAAGAACTTCAGTGAATCAGATCATGCAATCTTAAAGAAAAATGGATTCAAAGTTGAAGTGAATGGTGTGAATCCCGGAATTAAAGATCGTATTACTGCTGTTAATGCACAAATCCTAAATGCTGAGGGTGAACGACATTTAAAAGTGAATACAAACAAGTGCCCTAACTTTACGGCTACTTTAGAACAGCAAGTCTATGATGATTTTGGAATGCCTGATAAAAGTGCTGGTTTGGACCATGTGGGTGATGCTGGCGGTTATCCAATAGCTAAGCGGTTCCCAATCATTATTCAGAAAGTCTTTAAACAGCGCAAAATCGCTGGTTTTTCTCATTAAACAACGCACCTTTAATGGTGCTTTTTTATTGGTGTTTTTATGGCAGTTACTGATAAACATCCGCAGTATATTGCTGCACAAAAAAGCTGGTTGATTATGCGTGATGCCGTTGCCGGTGAAGAGCAGATCAAACAGGCACAAACAAAGTACTTGGCTAAATCGGCTGGCATGATTGAAGCTGAAAAGCAGGGAGATACAGCTGGAGAGATTTACAAAGCTTATTTAAGCCGTGCTCAGTATCCGTTATGGGTTCAAGATTCTCTCCGCACGATGATTGGTTTGGTTTCAAAGTTAGATCCAAATATTGTGATTGAAAGCACTTTGCTGCAAGGGCTTATCACGAATGCAACCAATGACGGATTTGGTCTTAAACAGCTCTTTATCCGAATTTGCTTAGAATTATTGGAATATGGTCGCTGTGGATTGCTGGTTGATGTCGATGCTAAAGGCGTGCCTTACTTCGCGCTTTACGATGCTTTATCCATTATTAACTGGAAAGAAAACAGTATAGGTGGCCGCAAAGATCTAAAACTATTAGTGCTTGAGGAGCAATTTGATAATAGTGAAGATGAATTTGGCCATAACACAAAGACGAGTGAAGCAACAGCAGATATCGCATTTTTAGCTCAATCACAGTTCTCATTAGATGAAAACGGCAAGGCTGTTGCAATCGATGCAAATGGTGAAGTGGTGATTGGTAAAGATGGTTCTAACCCTGTTACTCCTAAGGAGTGGGTAGAAGGCTTACGCGAGAACAAACCTTACTTCTGGCCTAAAGCAAATGGTTCTGGTTCGCCTGGTTCAGGAACTTCAATTAAGAAATGGTCTGACTATACAGAAGTTGAGCGAGCGGCTTTAGCTCGTGAAAACCCAACAGCTTTCCAACAATTATTGCAAACAAAAGGTAAATAAATATGCCAGCCACCCAATTAAAAGATATTTTCGTTGGTGAATATTACGCGACTTTAGATCCAGTAAACTCTCCAGAAAAAACAGCAGTTTATCAATCCGGTATTGTCACTAAAAATGAAGCCTTAGATGCAATTGCCAACAACGGCCAAGGCACTTCAACTATTTCATATTGGCAAGATCTTGATGCTAATGAAGAGCCAAACACTTCTACAGATGATCCTGATCAAAAAGGTAAAGTGGGTAAAGCTACTCAAGGTAGTATGCAAGCACGAACTCTTTATCTCAACAAACCTTATGGTGTAGCAGATTTAACAACCGAGTTGGCTAATAGTGAGCCAATGCAACACATTCGTAACCGATATGGAAAGTATTGGGAGCGTCAATGGCAGCGTTACTTATTAGGTGCAGCTCGAGGAATTATTGCCTCTAACATTGCTAATAATTCTGGTGACATGGTTATTGATGCGGGAGCAACAATGACCGCTGATGCTATGCAAGATGCTGCATTTACCGCTGGTGATGCAGCAGATCAGTTTGCTGCTATTGGTGTTCATTCAGCTGTAATGAAACAGATGGTGAAGAAAGACCTTATCCAGTATATCCAAGATTCACAAGGTCGAATCATTTTAACAACCTATCTTGGCAAACCAATCTTCATGGATGATGGCCTTACCTATGGTTCTAAGCAATATCTAACGATGTTCTTTGGTACCGGTGCGTTTGGCTATGGTGAAGGAACTCCAGCTAATCCTGTTGGCTTGCAACGTGATGAGCTTGGTGGTAACGGTGGTGGTTCAGAAACTATTGTTGAACGTAAAACTTATATTTTACAACCTGCTGGTTTTTCTTGGGAAGGCGAAAAGGATCCAAATAAAACACCAACAATTGGCCAATATTCGGACGGCTCAAATTGGAAACGAGTGTTCGACCGTAAACTTGTCCCATTTGCTGCAGTTATTTCTGGCACACCTTAATAAACATGGCGACTTCGGTCGCCTTTGTTTTTGGAGATAAAAATGAAAGTCATTTATACAAATACAATTCCTGAAAATCGTGAACACAATGCATGTTATCGGACTTCATTTTTAGGAGTTATTGGAGAAGCTTCATTTGTACATGTAGATGATGATTTTCCTAATGCAGATGAAATTCGTAATGCATATTCACATTTAAACGGGTCAGTAGAACCAAATTTTAATGTAGGCTCGCTTGTTCCTGTTGAGCAATTTGATGCTGTGGTGGCGAAATTAACAGAATCAGAACAAGCAATATTGTCTGCTGAGGAACAGCTTGCAACTGTGAAGGGCGAATTTATTGCTTTTCAAAATGATCCTGAAGCGATGAAAGCACGTATTGCTGAACTTGAATCAGGTGAAGGTGGTCAAACACCTGAAAATGACCAAAAACCAAGTGATACTCAACCACAACCAATTAACTATGCTGGTCTAAAAGTAGATGAGCTTCGAGCTGTACTAACTGAAAAAGGCATTGCATTTGAAGCAGGTGCTAAAAAAGATGAACTTTTAGCATTAATTCCAAAGGAATAATCCATGAGCTTTATCACTGAACAAGAAGCGATAGAACATGTTGAAGGCTTTGATGCTTTATCTGCTAGTGATAAGGCTCAATACCTTCAGATGTCAGAAGCTTATCTACTAGCACGTAACGTTAGGCCTTATGAAGATGCTACCCAAGTACCTGAACCTTTAAAAACGGCCTCCTATCAAATCATCAAGGGCATTATGAAAGGTGATCTATATCAAGGGCAAGAACAGGCACTAAAACGTAAGAAAGTCAAAGCTGATACGGTTGAGACCGAAAAGGAATATCAGGACGGATCAGTAAAGCTTAGTGCAATCGAGCAATTCATTCTTGATTTGATAAAACCGTATTGCAAACGGAAATCCGTCTTTTTTGTCAGGAAAATCTAATGGGCTTACGTGACGAAATTCAGGCAGACATTGCTGAAGCATTTAATGATGATTTAGCAGATGCCGTTCATACCTTTACATGTGAGCGCATCTCAAAAACTAATTGGGATCGGCTTTGTTGCACAAACCTATCTGTAAAGGGTTTTTCAGCGATATAATTTTCAAATGAAGAAGCCTACACACAAAATCTACCGCACAACCAATTGGCCCGCATATAACCGAGCACTCATGAGTCGCGGAAATATTGCCATTTGGTTTGATCCTGCTACGCAATGGTATGCGCCATCAAAAGGCAAACAAGGGCGAAATCAAACCTACTCCGACGCAGCCATCCAATGCTGCTTAATGATTAAATCCTTATTCCGTCTGTCTTTACGTATGGTCACTGGCTTTGTGCAAAGTCTGATTAAACTTTGCGGATTAAATTGGATAGCTCCAGATTACACCACGCTTTGTAGAAGACAAAAGCATATTGATATTGTAATCAGCTACCAAAAAAGTAGCGATGGGCTGCATCTACTCATGGACTCTACAGGCATGAAGTTTCTAGGTGAGGGCGAATGGAAACGCAAGAAACATGGACCTGAATATCGTCGCCAATGGCGTAAACTTCATATTGGTATAGATGCTAAAACCCTGCAAATACGAGCAGTTCAGCTTACAACCAATAATGTCAGTGATTCACAGGTGCTTGGTGATTTACTTAATCAGATTCCACAAGATGAGCGGATTAACTCTGTTTATACCGATGGAGCTTATGACACCAAGCAATGCCGTCAGGTCATTGCAGATCGGCAAGCGCATGCGGTGATTCCACCTAGAAAAAATGCGAAACCATGGAAAGATACAAAGAGTAGCTCGCTAGAGCGAAATGAATTACTTCGAACAATTAAACGTTTAGGCAGGACACTATGGAAAAAATGGTCAGGCTATCATCGGCGAAGTTTGGTTGAAACTAAGATGCATTGCATCAAATTATTAGGAGATAAACTCAGTGCAAGGAGTTTTGATAGCCAAGTGAATGAGATCCATGCACGTGTAGCAGTCCTTAACAGATTTACGGAATTAGGTCGACCACTTACCCAAGTTACGCCTTAAATTTGGCTCAATTAGGGGCGCTTTGCATTTCAAATCTTTGTGCAACAAAGCC